CAAAGACGAGCCGCTACCATCAGAACAGTATTGAATACCGTTTCTAAACTCTGTCACACTCGGCAGTGACGCAAAAGGCAACTGGTGGTTGGATGCAATTGGTGCAAACACTGCTCTGGCAAGACCAACAAATCCACCAGTCGTGTCGAAGAACAAATTACCACCATCGAACACCTGAGCGTCACCGGCACCAATCCACAGTCTTGATGAGTCGGAAACATACGGCGCGTAATCCTTGAAGCCGCAACCGTTAATCGACAAACGACTATCGTTTATGCTGTTGAACCGAATGCAGTTTGTGACATAACGAGTGTCCAAGAAACGCAAAAACGAACATCCGTTAAAGTTGTGAATAACGTTGTTAAGATTCTGCTGCATCCATACGTCAGCAATACCGTTGTTGTTTTCTATGTAAACACCCTGCATATTGACACCAACACTGCCTTCAGTGCCTGCGCTTTCAACATATAAGCCCCACGAATTCGGATCGGCCAATATGCCGGTGTAGCCGTTCGATTCGATAGAACCGCCGATGTAGCTGAACACCGCCGGGCGATAAACAGCACCACCATAAGTGATGTTGTTGATGGTCTGAACACCCCGAAACGAGATATTGTTTGGATGGCTGCGCGTGCCTTTCTGAAATCTGAAGCCGTACTCGTTACCGCGAATGGTGCCGTCCATGAACGCGCTGGACAGCACGTCGATGCCGTAGATACCGTACTCAAACCCATAAGCGTCAAACCGCTGCAATTGCATATACGCAGCTTGGTCGATTTTGAAACCAATCGACCCAACATTGCGGGCGTAGTCCGCCTTCAGAACACCCAAACCATCAATATAAAAGTAGGTGTGCCAACCAGCACCCAAGCCACCGCGAAAGTCAATGCAAACACCGTTGTGGTCGGACGCAATCTGGCAGGATGCGGCACCACCACCGCGCAACGAGATACCGTACATTCCGCCGTTGATTGGGTCCTGGTTGTTGAACGTGCGGTCGATCACCAACGGTGCCGTTGTGCGATAGCGCCCCGGTGGGAAGAACAGTTCAGCACCGGTTTGCAAGCAGTAATTGATCGCAGCTTGGATTGCCATAGTATCGTCTGTACCTGTACCGGGCACAGACTGAGTACCGTTCCAGTCACCCACAGCGCCGAAGTCTTTGACGCTGATGGCTTGACGCAATTTAAACTGAACCGTTGTTGCTACTGCGCCAGCACCCGCCTGCAGAAACCCAATGAGGGACGAACCGTTACTCTTCGCAAATTCCGCAAAATAGTCAACATCTCCAACATTGTCCCAATCACCCACCGGAACATCTGCCGATGTGAACAGTGCAAATTTGTAAAACGAGCCTGTTGTAATCCACACCTCACCTGTGTCAGGGATGCGACCAGCGGCATCCAAGACAATCGGGTTTGACCGTTGCGTGCCACCCGTGGAGTCGGTGAACGTGGGTGTCGGAGTCGTGGTGCCTGCAACATAGGAGTACAGTTTGCCACCACTCAACGGTTTACCGTTGTCGTTGAAAAACTGTGCACCAGCACCACCAAGTAGAGACAGGTTAACCGTCATGTTCAGTCCTTACGCGAGAAACTTGAGTTTGTACAGGGTGGACAGATACAGTCCGACAATCTCATCAATGATGTTTTGAAGCGCGGAGTCTGCCTTATCGCAGACCTTGTATCGGGCGCCCTCGATGTCCGACAGCGAGTCCTGAAGAAACTCGACCACATTGGTTGTCTTTTTGGCCGACACCAGCGTCACCGGACCAATCAACCCGTGACGACCTTGGTAGGCTTCCGCAAACTTGTCGGCAAGGTCGATCACCTCGTCATAGAACGCACCCAACGCGGAGTGCTTGGAGAAGCTGCGCGTGTTCAGGTGCACGGAGTGAGTCACATCACGCGCAAGAAACAACAGACCCATGAACTCAGCGCATTTCATTCATGTCTCCTTGCATCTCGGGTGCAGGCATCTGTGGTGAACCGGTAACCAAGTCACCCGTGTCCATCGCTGCAGCAATCGTGCCCATCACAATGTCTTGAATCTGCTCGGGACTCATGCCTGCCTGTACGGCGCTGATCCGCTGTGTCTCAGCTTGGTACGCCTTGACCTCGGCCTCAAACTCCTTGATCTGCAATTCGCGGGCTTCAGCCGACTTCTGCACGTTCATCAGCATCTGGTGCATCTGCTCCATCTCCTGAGCCATCTGCTGCATCTGTTGGTTCGCAGCCGCCAGCGCCGGGTCGTCATCGTCGGCCAGCACCTTGGGGTCAAGGGTCTTCTGGAACCGCTTGGCGAGGTCTTGTGCACCCGGCCAGTCCATGTTCTTGACAAACAGATCGCCAGCCACTTGCCACAACTGCGGGTTGCCCTGCAGCAACTGAGCCATCGACTCCAGTGCTTCCTGACGCTTGGTTGCGTAGCCGGGACCTGTAATCACGCGCACATCGTACTTGCCGACACCGGGGTTGTAAATCTTCTCGATCAAGGTGCCTTCTTGGTCAACGATCTTCTTGACCGGCTCCTGCTGCATCGGGTTCATCTTGACGGTCGATGGTTCGCCGTCCTCACCGATGATCCGTGCAATGCGCTCGGTGTCGTAAATCTTCGGAATCAGGTCCACGAGTTGGCGACCAACGTGACGAATGGCACGGGCCAAGTTGTCAACGTAGTGATAGGTTCCAACGTCGCTTTCCTTCTGACGCGCCAAAATCGCCTTGCCCGACCGCTCGTTGCTGGTCATGCCCAGCGCGGCGTTGTACTGACCCGTGGCGGTCTTGATGTCCTCAGACGCACCCGCCTTGGCCTGCAGAAGCCCGCTGGAGGCCATTGGGGGCTGTGCACGCTGGGGTAGTGGCAGCACGGCACCTTGACCATCTGTGACGTCAGGGTTGACCTCAAGGTACGGCCAGTTGTTGGTGTTGGCCGTCTTCCACTGCTGCTCGTAACCCTCAAACTGCCCACCGTAGCCGATGAACGGGGCTTTAGGTGCCAGCGCCAGCATCTCGGCTTCTTGCGACACCCAGTAGTTGTACATGCGCTGTGCGTCCTTGGCGTTACGCACCAAGCCGCTGATGTACATGCGACCATCGACCTCAAACTCGTTGCCGACCACGCGGATCACGGGGATGTACGACCCCGCCCACTCACGTTCCTCAAGAATCTCGTAGCCGTTGATCTTGCACCACTTGACCCGCTTGCGGTCAGACTCACGAGAGCGCAATGGTTTGCCGAACATCATCCGCAGGCTGCGGTCTTCGGGCGTGCCGTTAAACGCGGTCACGTTGCCAGGATACAGGTTCAGCGTTGCCTTGTCGTACTCGATGTAGAAATACTCGGCAATCCGAACCGTGTTTTCGTTGATCCACTGGCTGATGGACTGATCCCCCACACCCAGCGACAACAGCGTTGTCACGGGTGCTGCGTTGGGGTACATGCGCTCGTACTCGGATTTCGTCAGGTCTTCCGTGATGAAACACCACCGGGCGTCTGCACCCGCTGGGTCTTGGATCATCGGGTCCATGTAGACCGAAAAACTGTTCCGCACCCGACCGATCTTGATGTCTTGGTCGAACGTGTCAGCGTCGCAATACTCGGTCAGAACCCGGATGTACCCCTCACCATACGACACCTGGTTCTCGCAAGCTGTGTCGTATGCAACGTCTGCATCGCTGATGTACTCGATGTGTCGAATGACACCGTTGAACACCTCGGCCATGTCAACATCGGCCTTGTCGTCGGCGGGAATCACCTTGATCCCCGGACGGTTCATACGTTGTTCGTTGGTGACTTGGTGAACGTGCTGCGGCAGCTTGTTGATGGTCAGACACGGGCGGGCGTTGATCGTCTGACCCTGCACCGCACCACGGGTCTGGAGCACATCAGCAGGCCACTGCCACTGGTTGTCAGGCGACCCGGCATAGAACCGCAGGTCGTCCAACTCGTCTTCACGAGTCTCCGAAAACGCAGAAATCGCCAGTTTCAGGCGATCTCGGGCGACGGTCAGGATGTCCTCGGAGCCACCTTTCGACGGGTACGGGCCGTTTTTTGCCACATTCGCAGCGGCAGTGAGTCCGATGTTGTCCTTCATGCCTGGAACACTCCGAGAGTATGGGCTTCACGCATCACAAGAAGGTGATCGCCCTGCCATTGTACGTCCTGCCCTATCGAATCACCAAACAGCACTTTGTCACCGACCTTGACGTCTCGTGCATCCGGCCCCGCAGACACCACGACCCCGGTGCCGGTCTGCTTCTGACGCAGCAGGATGAACAACTCGTGCATCTCCATGTCGGGGCGCACAATCAGGCAGTCTTGGGTGGCTTTGAGGTTCATTTTGGTCTTTGTGGGGCTTCAAGCACCCATCCAGCTTGTGTAAGTGGCACCGTTTTGAGCGTTACGACGGGGCATTGCGCGTTCATTGTACTCACGATGTGCTACAGGAAACGCAAAAGTCACGGCAATGGCGTCTGCAGCGTCGGGTGATGCCAGTCCACGGGCCTTCATCTCCTTCTTGCCCTCCAGCGCAATCGAACCCGACGAGTTGGGTTTCTTCATGGGGCCAATCAGGTCGTTTTTGAGCAACCGATCCTGCGGGATGCTGGCTGTCTTGAGCCAGTCGCGCATAGCTCCCCAAATCTCAGCCCGCTTGTTCTGGTACGCAGCCGGGTTCTTGGCCTTCCATCCGAAGTTCACCCCGCGCACCTTGTACTTCTGCTCGGTGAGCCGGTCAAGGATGCCGTAGCCCAGCCCACCCTCGTCGATCACGGTCAGTGCGGGTCGATACTCCTCGATGGCGTCGATCACGTGCCCCACGGTGGTCATGG